TGCGTGCTCTGTATGTAGCTTTATAGTCACCCACACCCGAGAACTCGACCTGAATGGCGTCAATGACCTTGCCTTTAATTCCTGCGTAGCCGTTGATATCGTCCTTGATGTCGTATCCGTCAACCCACGGCAGCCAGTCACCGTTGAGCAGATGGACACGATAGCAAAGTTTTCCTGCTGATACCTTAACTGCAACGGCTGAAATAGCTTGCTTACTTCTGCCGGCAACATTTGATAATCCCTTGACCTCATTGTACCACTTGCCGTCTGCGTACACACGATAAGTCAGCGTTGGTTTTTCAACTTTTGTATCAGACTTGCCTAAGATGTTATCGTTGTAAATTACATTAGTATCAAGCCTGCCGTTGTATCCATTAACACGACCTGATGAACTATTCTGCCAAATATCACAGTCAATCTCGGCTTTGTCGTTATACTGAGCAAGCCATATGCTGTACTTAGCTTTCAACTTTTTGTAGTCAAGATAATTGTTAAACCAATTTAAGTTTGCATACACACCTGCCTTGTAATTGTTTCTCTTAATTGTTTCGCAGAATTTTTCCGCAATTTCCGTTAGCTTTGTTTTGCCGAGTTTAACCATTGAATAATCTTCCAAATCATAATAAATCGGCATATCAATGCTTTTGTTTTTAATGCACTCAAGGCAAGTCTTTGCCTCTTTTTCAGCATCACTAACGCTGTCGGCATAGCTATACCAATAGACGCCGATTTTCATATCTGCGGATTTTGCGTTGCGGTAGTGACTTTCAAACATACTGTCTTTCTGACTTGATTCTCTGCCGTAGCCTGCTCTTATAATGACCGCTTTTATACCGTCGTTTTTCATTTTGTTAAAATTAATGCCTTGCTGAAATTCTGAAATATCAACACAAGTGATTTTTGACATATATTAAACCTCCCACACCGCCATAATAGCGTTATAATATTCTTCTGAAAGCTGTTCTTTCAAAATTTTTCTGTCATCTTCACAGTTTGTAAAAGCGTTGCGGACATTTTCGCCGACCTGCACATCTTCGCCGCCGAGATTGATAAACTTCTGTCTTAACACGCTCACGCTGTCCTTTGTAAGCATATCGAGTGTGATTTTTTCTTTAAGTTCCATAAACTTACCTCCTACTGTCTGATGTATGTAATTGTAAAATTGATTTTCTCATCATCTGTAAATTTATCCGTTGGCGAGCTGATGTAAAGCCACGAGCCGTCAAGGCGAATGTTTCTCAGCTTATTTGTAGTTGAGTACACAGCAATACTCGTAAATCTACTTTCGTTTTTTGCCGGGAAAGGCAAGCCTGCCATCTGAATATACGATTTATCCGCAACAAGTTTTGTAATGTTTACCGATACAGTAACCACTTTGCCGTTTTTCACATAGTTAAAACTGCCCTCGTTGCCGTCATAAATCGCCTGTCCGGGTGTAAGACTGCCCGTACCGCTCTCAATATTTGAACTGTCGTACTTCGCTGCAATAGCACTTTCCGCAGCGGTTTTATTTTTTGCAATAGTCTGATTAAGAGCACTAACGCTGTTGTACAATGTGCCGCTTGTAATATAGTTCGGACTATTTACTTTAGGTGTAGTATCGAACGGCATTTTGTCAAGCTTGTTTTTTAATGCCCTATCCAAATATGTTTTATCGTAAGCGTCAGTAATTCCATAGCCAGCAAGCGTACTTTCCTTGTCTGCTTTTTTCGAAACACTATCATAAACAGTTCCGCTTGTAATATAATTAGGACTATCTTTTGTTGGTACAGTATCAAATGGCATTTTGTTAAGTTTATCATTTAATGCCTTACTGTTGCTGTAGATACCGTCGTCCATACGATTTAAGTTTGTTGCGTTCAGCGCCGGAACAGCTCCGTCAACCCAATTAATTTTGCTGTAACTCATTTATCTCATCCTTTCCTAAATATTCTGTACCTTCTGCCGTCAGCCTTACTCTCATGCCGTTAGTGCCTTTCAGCGTTCGTTCAAGGATAAAACTGTCGACCGTTTCCGTGTCCGTAAAGCCTGTTTTTATGCTCACCTTGTCGCCACATTCGAGCCACCACCTGCCGTAAACATCAGCTTTAAAAGGCCTGTAAGCATACAAATTGTAAAAGATGTAGTTGTTACCTTTATTATCGTTAAAACTTGTAACAATACCTGCAATGTCGGTACAGCACGCAGTGATTATTTTGTCCGATATATACCAACTTTGTTTTTCTTCTTCTGTATGACCGTACGAAAAATAGCTGTCCTTGTTGTACTTAAACTTAATAAGATTAATACTGCGTGTTGTGTATTCCTCAAAGTCGAGGTTGCTGTAGTTGTCAACGACCTCGGTTTTAGGATTTAAAATTTGAATAAACTTTATCTTGCCATCTCCGCTCATAATTGCAAAACAAGCATTAAGTTCGCAGTAAGCACTCAACAAATCCGCTATCGTTGTTTTGTCATTGAAAACAGATTTTACAAGATCCAATTTCAGTGACAGCTCATTGCTGTCATTAAAGCCTGTAAATTCGTTTTCGTAATCATAATCCTTTAAAAAGCTGCTGCAGAGATATACTCTCAAGTCATATAAACTTATTTTTGGCGAATAAATCGCAAGGCTTGTAAAGTAGTTGTAAGCGTATTTTTGCGAAGCGAGGTATAAATCGTCATATGCGATAATTTCCTTTACTGCCCTGTTTTTCTGTCTTGATGAGCTGTTGATTGTGCCGCAAAATAGCGACACCTCAATAACTCCAGACTGATAGCCGCAATATAAATCTGCACTCGGCAATACTGTATCCGAGGGAAATAAAAGCCCCTTGCTGTATGACTGTTTCATTATAACTTTAATGCGTTTGCCGTTGAGCTCTGTGTCAACATTTATCACTCTTACAGTAAGCTGACCCGCAATACAGCCGCCGAGTTTAAACTCCTTGCCGTCACTGATTGCCTGCGTAAGTTCAAGACTTTCAGACACAATATTCTCGCCCGTGATGTCTGGAATATCGTCGTCAGGAAAGCTGATAATTATTTCCCTTTGCAAGCTGTCGTTCAACAGTTGCTTTTTGACCTCATCTGTTAAATTTATCATACCGCACCCCTTAATACTCAATAAGCTCAATGCTTATCGGATTGTAGAGAATATCGGTCTTGCTTGCGTCCATAACCGAAAACTCAATATCTGGAATATAGAAATATCCGCTGTCATATGAGTTGGTTTCATCGTTCCAATATGTAACATAACATTTGCGTTGAACTGTGTTCACAATTGCGGAATTAATAATATTCTGCATATTGATTTTCTCGTTCAAGTGCAGAATGTGGGTAGAAAAAGTAATGCTTGTCTTGCCCGTTGGTAAGGTTGTGCGCTGTAAACTGCCGTTATCGTCACGCTCGGCATCGTTGTCCATACGCTGATCAGGTGTTGACGAATATTCAGCAAAATAGTTATTAGGAAATTCGGTATTTCCGAATTTTAGCAAATAACCTTTATAATTTGACATACTGCACCTCCTTATGCGAACGCAGATTTGCCGTTATGGCGGTTTTTATAAAGTTCGTTTTGCTTTACGATTTCGTTAAAAATATCGTTGCCGTTAATTTCAGCGACAAACTGATAGTAGTTACCGCCGTTGTTTCTGAATATTACGAACATCTCATACAGCTTTTTAAGATACGACAGAATTTCGCCGAGAATTACCGTATCCTCGCCGTTAGAAGTATTAATCATACCTTGTAGCTTGCTAAGCGGCGCAATAACTTCCGGATTGCCCGAATTAGCTCCTGCGTTATCTCCGACTACCGCAAGTGTCGGTGCTTTGACAAGTCCGCCTGTTGCAAGATGTGGAATAAGAACAGGCTCGTTGGGCATTGACCAACCCCATTCCTGTCCGAAAATCGAACCGATTGCGTCCGCTATACCGCCGATAGTATTAACGATAGCGGCTACAACCGTATATATACCTGTCAACAATAGGTTTATACCGTCAATTATCAGATTAACAAAGCCTTTGATAATGCCCCATATGCCGTCCCATATACCTCCGAAAAAGTCTTTGATACCGTTCCAAGCCTTTTCCCAGTTGCCCGAAAAAACACCTGTTATAAAGTCAATAAGACCGCCGAACGATTTTAAAATACCGCCCACAACATCGCCTATAACTCTGAATACTGTTTCAAAAATGCTTTGAATATTTCTTAGTACCGTATTAAACACAGGGCCTAATGTATCGCTTATGAAATTCACAAACGGTAAAAGCCAATTATTCCATATTGTTGCAATATAGTCGCAAACCTTGCCGAAAACAGTCCATAGCTGTTCAAAAATCGGTTTAAGGCAATCTGTCCATGCGGACTGAAATACTCCGACTATGAAATTCCACGCGGGCATAATCCAATCGTTGTAAACATTCATAAGCGTTGTGCCGATATTAAGGAACATATCGCACACATTCTGAAAAATCTCAGAACCGCCCTCGCCGTCCCACCAGCCAAGCAGGAAGTTGCCGATGTCTGAAAATACGCCGCCCACGAAGTTCATAACATCTGCCATTTGAAGTTGAATATTGTCAAAAAATTCTCCGATAGTTGCACCGTCATTGTCAATCCATTTTACAAGTGATTCGGTAGCTAAACTAAAGCCCTCCGAGAAAATCGTTCCGACCGCACCGCCGAAATCTGTAAAACCGCTGAGCAGATTTGAAATTGCGTCCTCCATTTGTGGGCGAACTCTGTCAACGCTCTGCCCGATGACATCAAAACCCTTTTCAAAGAATGTCGATAAATTATCGTAGCCTTTGCTGAAATTATCGCCAATGGTTGTAATAAAGCCGTTGATTTTATTCTTGTCTTTATCAAGCCATTTTGCAACACCACCCGTCAGTGTTTGCAGCCGTTTACCGCTAACCTGTACCACACCGCCAACAAATGAACCTACCGCACCGAATGCAGATTTACCGACCTTTTGCACCTGTGTAAGATAATTTTGAGCAATCGGAACAGAATTTTTGAATATCGACTCACAATTTTTGCCGATAGCCGACCAATCAACCTTATTAATGCCCTTTTGAACATTATCCACAAAGCCTTTAAATCCGCTCTTTTCGTACAGATTTTTAAAAGCACCCGAAACACCGCTATTCGTATCTTTAACAACAGCATTTGCAACAGAAGTTCCGCTGCTGCTTGATGTATCACTTGCGGAAGTATCAGAACCGCCGCTCTCGGATTTAGTAATAACATTCAGCTTGTCAAAGCCTGCAACACTGTTCTTTGCTTTTTCGGAACTTTTCTGAACATTATCAAGTGACTTTGAACTGTCATCTGCCGTATCCGTAAGGCTTTTGGCAGAATCGGACGCAGATTTGATATTGCTTGCGGTGTTGTTGCCTGTATCCCAGCCGAAGACCTTTGAAAGCGATTCAACCGCACCTTTGGCATATTCCGTTAAAGTTGCAAGTGCAGAACTCAAGCGCTTTACAACCTGAGTTGCCACCTGAAGAATAGGCTGACCGACTACGGCAAGTAGCTGATTCCAACTCTCTTTTAAGTTGCCTGTTACATTCTCCCAACCGTCTGATTCTCTGCTTGCTTGTCCGATAGCGCCCGAAAGCTGATTAGCGTCCTTTACCATTTCAAGCAAGGTAAGCTGTTTTTGTGATTCTGACAGTTCGACAAAAGATTTGCCATACAGCTTATTAGCCGCCGCATTTCGTGTGGTTTCAGTACAAGACAAGCCAAGTGCGGCATCATTTTCAAAGTTGCCTTTAAGAAACGACTTAAGACTTTCAGCGGTATCTTCAAGCGAACGGTCATAATATGCCGCACTGTCAGCTGTTACCTGTAAAGCCTCTTGCATCATATTAAGAGCGTCTGCACTGTCCATACCCGTAGTTTTTGCAAAGGCATAAATGCTTGTTCCGACACCCTGCAAGCGTGTTTTCAAAATACCACTGTTTTTAGATACCGTAGCAATAGCACTTTCAGCCTGTGACTGCATTGAGCCAAATGTTTGTTCAAACTGCGAATTTGCGGCATTAACCTCTGCCGCCGATTCAATGCACTGCTGGCCAAACTGCTTAATCGCCGCTACCGAAAACGCAGCAACAACGGCAGAACCGAGTTTTTTAAGTGAGCTTTTCATCTTGTTGCTTACACTGTTAGCCTGCTCCTGCACTGCATTAAGCGACTTAGAAAAATCCTGCTTGTTAAGCATAAGCTTTAAACTGATTTTGCCTACTGTGCCAAACATATATAATCACATCCTTTCTGCATAAAAATAAGGGCGTTGCAAAATGCTCCACCCTGTGGTATAAAAACAGCGTACACCCGAAGATGTACGCTGTAATTAGCTTATTTAGTTGTTATGAGTTCTTTGCTTCAAGTTTCTTTTGTGTTATACCTGCAATTGCAAGCTGTTCGTATGCCTTAGGAGCTGACAGGCTGTCCGGAACAGGTATTCCATATGTATCGCAAGTCAGTTTATCCATTTGAGCAATTTCAAGAGGTGTACATCCTTTGTCTTTCATAATTGCACGCTGAATACGCAGATAATTAGCAACACCGTTAAGATACTTTACCGTATCCGGAGAAACAAATGCATTAACCGCTTCTTTTACTCTGAAATATGTTTCCTCGAGATTTTCAAACTGCTCCCACGCCTTGTCTGTATCAAGAATTTTGCAATGGTGGTTTGCTCCTCTTTCAGTCCAGAGGTAAAGGCGAGTAACCATATTATTAGGGAAGTAACTTTCGGTTACTACCTTTTTAAATTCTTTGAGTTCGTCACCCTGTAAATAGAAATAATGCTTTCCCTCTATGAACTTTTCTTTATTTCTCTTGAAATTGTTTCTGATATTTGTTGTATCAGTTCCGTATGCCTCTGCAAGCATTGCAGTTGTAATAACTTTCTGTCCTTTGTATTCCATAGCTTTCATATCATTTAGCCGCCTTTCTCATTTCAGCATTTGCAGCTTTAATACCTTGAGCATATCCAAATGCGAATGCATCGCAAATCATATCACATACACTTGAATTGGTACGATAAATTTCCGTAACGTTCTCGTAGCCCATATCATAATATGGATTAATAGTGCCACGAACACTTTTGATTACATTTTTTACATTCTTTACACAAGCCATAATAAAAACTCCTATCATAATTTTAATTTGACAGAAGTTCCGCTAAATGATATAATAGATTTCAGATAGAGATACTTCTGTCTTTTTGTAACGGTAACTAATCGCTTTGGTCGGTGGATAGTTGCCGTTATTTCTTTTTAGGAAACAATATATCGTCCGAAAAAATTAAGTCTGATATGGTTCTTGCCATAATATCAGTAAAATTAGACGGTTTTATTTTAAGATTACACTCATCTATAACATCCTGTATTACTTTTGACAATCTTCTTTTTAAATAAGATTGCTTTTCTGCTAAATTCATTTCAGGAAATTTTTTGAGGTCCTTAGTAAAATACTGTTCATGAAGATTATCAAGGACTAATTTTTCTATTATGTCATTTACATGACACCCATTTTCAAGTGCCATTTTCTTCAATTCGAATAGTACATCTTCATCTATTGTTGTCCTAAAAGCTTTTCTCATTCGTCATTCACCTCCTATGTTCATATAGTACACCATTTATGTTCATATGTCAATACCTATTTAAAAATAATTTGATAAAATTTTAGCCACCCCGTTTGGAGTGGCTTTTAACCTTAGTTATTTAACTCATAGTATTCAATATCAATCTTAGGAAGAGATATTTGGTTACCTAAAACACTTGTGTATGAATAGTTACCATCACAAGTGCCCCAGAAAGTGATTACATCGTCCTCAAGCAGCTTGTCAGCACCCTCAGGAATAGTAACAGTTGCATATATAGTGTCTGTCCACATAACATCATCTATATATTCAAACTCTTCCTTAGTTACATTAATTCTTAAGTCTACTGTGTCAAACCAACCCTCTTGTACCTGAATAACCTGTCCTGTAAACTTATAATTGTTGCCTTTGTATTTATCGGGATTTCTTGATAAATCTTCAAAAGATATAGTAGAACAGCTATCCTTGAACTCCTGTTCAGTCTGTGCAGGGTCTTTTGTAGGTTCCTGTGTTGTTGGCTCTTCAGTTGTCGGTTCTTCGGTTGTTTCTTCCTCTGTTGCCGGCTCAACTGTTGTTTCGGCATTTGCGCTTGTATAGCTTTGTGTACTTCCTGTATTTTCTTTTTGTGTCTTTTTAGAATTACTGCCCCCGTTTATTGCACCGTTAATACATCCAATCAGAATAACCGCAACAACAATAATAACCCAAAAATACCACTGCTTATAGAACTCCTTTTTCGGCTTTTTCGGCTGTGGTATAGGTGGTGTTGGCTGTGCTTGCCATTGTTGAGTTGGCGGCATTTGCCGTTGAGTTGATGTTTGCTGATTATTCAGCTGTGTTTGCTCAGCTGGAGTCAAGGGGCAACCGCAGGCATCGCAAAATTTTGTGTTTTCTTTCAATTCTTTTCCACATTGTGGGCATTTCATAAAAATCTCTCCTTTTATAATAAAATGTTACTTTATTTCACATTTTCTTTATATTACCAAAAATATACATAAAAGTCAAGAATTTTATAAAAATAAACAAAATTGTATGCAATATTTACATATTTGCAAATATCATTTCAAAGTCATGCAAGGCTGTGTTTATGTCAGCCTGCGTGCGTTTATTTGCTGTGCGTGAACGCCACTTGTTGCGTATTTTATGTTGAGATGATGTAAAGTTCTTCAAAACATTTTTATCGTTCTCAAGGCGAATTTGAGCCGTTCTCGCAAGAGGCGTGTCAGCTCCCAAGCCACACAGCAGGGAGCTGAACTCCGCCCAGGTCATCTTTTTAAAATCTTCGGAGTAAATACTCACCCCGTACTCTGACTTAAAACTCGATACGATTAAATCGAAATCATCTATTAAGTCGTAGCCGGGGTCTGAATTTCCCCCTCGCTGTCCTCGTCAGCAATAAGATCCGTTGCTGTTCTGATGAGCGTTGAGAGGTCGACAAACGAGAGATGAAGTTTTGCAATCTTTTCTCTGTTCTCCTCATCAAAGAGAAGCTCAAGAGCCGATAAGATGTCAGATGTTTTTACGCCGTCCTCGCTGTCAAAAAGTGCAACCGTCTTAATAAAAGAAATAGCGTCATTGTTGACCTCAATTTCAGTGCCCTTAACCAAAATTTTTGGCTTTTCCTCAAAATTGAGCTTGTTTGTAATATCAATAATTTTTGACATTCTTTATACCTCCTTAGGCTGTAGGTGTGTATTCGGGCTTGCCGTTTGACATAACCTCAAACTCAAGAGGTGCAACACCTGTGCTTGCGCCTGCGCCGTTTGCTGTTACAGAGATAACCGCATTCTTGAAGAGTACGCTTGCACCGTTCGGGAAAGTCCACTTGAATGGGAGCTGTGCGGCTGTGCCGTTCTTAAACGCAAGCTCTGCAATTTCATCGTTGCCTGCGTCACCGATTGTACGCTTGCCCTTTACAGAGATTGTAACGCTCTTCGCTGTCATAAGTCTTGACTTCCAACCCTCGTTCTCAAATGCTGTCCATTCCTCAACGCCGTTATCAAATGCCACCGAGAACTCCTCGCAATTTGCGATTGCTGTTGCGGCGGTGTCTGTACCTGCCTTACCTACCGCAAACTGATTTTCATAACATGGATAAACTCCACTTGATACTGCCATGATTATTTACATCCTTTCATAATAAAATTTAACTTCAATGACTTGCTCATAAACGCCCTTGTCGTCTGTGCCTACATCGACAGGCTCGGGTGTGAGCAGTTCAATAATATAAATTGTGTGTTTGTTGATTTCAACATCTTTTACACTATAAAGCGTTTCAAATAAATTGCGTGCCTGTCGCTCTGTTTCATTTGCGTTGTTGTTCCAATGCAAGAGTAAAGACACGCTGATTGTGTTGTATGTACTCTCGTCACCAATCGCCCTTACAGGCGCACCAGACTGCTTGAGAGAGTACACACCGAGGGACTTATCTTGTTTGTTATCGAGTTTACCGATGTAATAATGCTCTGCTTTAAAGACCGTCTTTAAAAAGTCCCTTATGTCAGATAAATAAATCAAAGTCCTGCCTCCTGTTTGTAAAATCGTGCAAATGCCTTTTGACAAAAGTTTTGTCGTGTACCGCCCTTGAGCCAAGGAATGAGCCACTTACCGCCTGCCGCTATGTTTTCATCTCTGCTGAAATTAAATTCGGGGTGGTAGTACAGCCGTCTTGCGTACGGTGTACTCGATACGATTTTGGTTTTGCCTTTTGCAAGATTTGCGTAATCGGCAAAGGTGCTTTCGTTCTGCAAATTACCCGTATCAAAAGGCATAACCTGACTGTTTTTAATCTGTGTAAGCAATGCGTCTGTCGTTTTACGCAATGCCGTTTGCTGTGCTGTGTCAAGCTGCTTTAACAAAGGCAAATTCAGCTTGATTTTTGATGTTACCGAAAAGCTCACTAAATCACATCCAATTCCGTAAAATTCACTGTACCGTCAGGGTTGCGGTGTTTAATGCCTTGTACGATGTTACGCTTTACTCCGTCAAGCACTACAAAGCCTGCGCTCAAAGTCGGGCTGTCGGGAGCAATGTCACCGTTAAAAAGCAGCACTGCAGACACCTGCACGATTTTCTGTTCTTTTGTGTATATGGTTTTTGCTTTTGACTGCATATTGCAATGAGCATTACCCGCAAACAAATTAGTGTTCGGCAATAAGGTGTCTGACGGGTATATTTCTCCGCAGCGGAAAGCAACAACAGGAGAGCCGTCCTCGGTTATTCCCTCACCGTAGATTGTGACCTCGACAGGAGTTTTACAGAACTGCTTTTTTACAAGTGACGGAAATTTCAAAACATATCACCTCATATTGCAGGATAACAAAGCCCTGTTGATTTAAGCAGAGAGTAAAGGTCCGCAGGAATTGCCACGCCGCTTACGCACATCAAATTCCAACTTGCGCCAAACTCCATACCCACACCGTTGATGTTGTAATTTTTCAGATAGGAAGAAATCATATCAGCGTTTTCTTTTTCAAAAGCAGTAAGTCTGCTATGCACTCTGCCGATGATTTTCTTCTGCATTTCTGAAAGTTTGTCATAAACAATGCGGTTAAAGGTCAGAATGTCGATGTGCTCGGCGGAGATAATGCTGTTTTCATCTCCGCCCTGCTGTTCAATGTAATCGGCATACATAGATTTACTCCTTTGTGTCTGATTTGATATTCTCTTTAAGTTTTTTGTTTTCGGCTTTGAGCTTTGAATTTTCTTTCTTCAAGGTATTGTAATCATCAACAGAAATTTTCTTGCCTAAGCCGTATTCTTTGATTTCACCATTGTCGTCCTGAATATCATAACCACAAGATACATAAGTCTTAGCTTCCTCATCTGTATTGACTGTATATGACTTATTGTCTTTAATTGCTTTCATTTTTGCTCACCTCGCTTTAAGCCTCTGCGTGAATGATTACGCCCTGCTTCATAAGTTCATCAATGGCAAAAGTACCATTGACTTTTCTGTTCTGATATATATAATTATCAGCTGTTCGGCTGTCAGAACGCGGAGTATAGACATTGATATATGAATACTTAACTCTTGATACCTGTGCTTCTGGGTCAATAAGAATATAGTCAATCTGCTTAGCTGAACTGTCAGCAACACAACCGTTTGTAAAATCAAACAAAGACTTCATTCTTGAGCTTGGCACTTCTACAATCTTATCAATATCATCAACGGAACGAACACGGCGGTCAATGCCCTTTGCGGAACTGATTTCAAGTGTTCTCTGAATACCCTCTGCATTCTTCAAAAGCTTTTTGTACTGTGGTGTCGCATAAAGAATAACCCTGTCGAGCGGTACACCTGCTTCGGCAAAAGCCTCAAGGTTATCATCAAAATCTGCAAGCACATTCGCCGCAGTTAATGCAGTAGTTTTTACTGTTGCACCAACTCGCTTAGCTTCTGTATAAATCTTGCTGTAAGTATAACAGTCGAGTTCAGGTATAGCCTGTGTTTTTTCAAAGCGTGTCTGAATATTTGCGATAGTTACTACCATATTTGTTTCGTCAACATCGATAGGGTCGATAGCAAACTCAATATCTCTGTCGTGGTCAAGGGTTTTGGTTTCGTAACCGTTTGAATATGTACCCGAATTAAAACCGCCTGCACCTCGTGTATGGTCTTTATAACCGCTGACCGAGAGTTTCGGGATTTTAATATCCTTACCATTAATAATCTGAATGTCAGAGTTTGAGTGGTAAAGGTCATCACAAGTAAGGCTCTGACCGTACAATTCTCTTAAAACATTACTGAAAATAGTTGCGTATTCTAATACTGCCATAATTATTTACCTCTTTTCTTATTTTTTTGATTTGATGCCGAAAATTCCTCTTAAGGCATCTTCTGTTAAATTTTTGTCGCTGTTACCGTCACCGCCGATTTTCTGAACACCGCCTGCATTTTCGTTTGCTTTTGCTTTGAGTGCAGGAATATCGTCAAGCACTTTCTTAACCGCCTCGGTCAGCTTTTCTGTGTTGATTTCGCCGTCTGTGGAAACGGCAGAAAAGTCCGCCATTTTGAGTACATACGGAATGCTTGCCACATCTACGCCCTGCTTTACAGCCTCAAGGGTAGCAGACTGATTGACCTCTGCCATAAGCTTTGCCTTGTTTGAAATTTCAAGGTCGGACTGAATTTTCGCAATGTCGGGTGTGTTCTTGGCTTTCTGCTCCTTAAAAGCACCGATTGCCTGTTTCATCTCATCTGCTGACAATCCTTGCTCCTTGAAGTATGACTTTAAAACCGTATCTTCGGCTACGCTCTGTTTGCCGTTAATAAGACTTGCAAGCTTGTCATAATCAAACGCAGGTGCAGGGGTGCCCTGCGGTGTCGGCTGTGTTTCGTTTAGGTTAGGTGTTGGGTTATTTTCTGCCATATTTTATCAATCCTTTCAGTTATCGGGTGTCTCCCATAGTCAGTTTATAGAGTGTCTCTCTGTTTCAGTTTTGCTCGGTGTCTCCCGTAGTTTAGCGTCTTCGGACAATAAAAAAGCACCTGTGCAGTCACTCACAAGTGCGTTTTAAATATGTTTTGTCAATTTTCTCTTAGGCTTTGGCTTTTCCTCGGCAGGCACTTTCTCGACTGCCTCTTTAACATAGCCAAGTTCGATAAGGTCTTTTGCTCTGCTCTCGGAGCATTCAAAAACTTCATTAATCGGTCTGTTAATAAACCCCTCGGTTTTATCGTTGAACGATGTAATTACTCTTACTTTCATTTTGTCACCTCATTATTTATTGTTCTACTAATTCGTAAGTCTTTCTAAATATGTCAGGTTTACAAGGGTATTTTTCACCATTAACACCAGTAATAATATAATCACCGGGACTTGCTGTCATATCACCTTCAAGTGTATGTATAACGATTTTTTTGTCGGTTTGATATGCTTCTACTACAACAGCTTTTTTCCGATACTTTTTCATATTCATTTTGTCACCTCATTTCAGTTTTTGGGTATTAAAAAAGCACTCAATCCGATTGATTAAGTGCTAATCTCTGTATTAAATTCACGCATAACAAAACCGCCCACAAGGAGCGGTTAGTCTTGATGAAATGGGTTGTTCTTAGATTTTTCCCTACCGATTTCTCGAAATCTTTTTAAAGCCTTTTCTTTTTCTTTCTCGGTAGATTTCACACCATTTTCTTCATGTATAATGTCATACAACATTCTTTCCTCGTCAGTAAAATGCAACATCATAAATTATTCACCTACTAAATTCATTAAATCGTTAGCAACTTTGTTTTTTGAAACAGTAAAGGATTCTGCAATGATTTCAGTATATTTATGCCTATCATATCCAGCTTGTGCATATTTGGAAATCAGCGATTTCAAATCCTTGCTAATCGTTTTATCATGGATATAATCAGCTATTTTATTATCAACTAAATCTTTAGCTTCATTATACTCTATATTTTTAGCTTTTGCAAGGCTTTTGATACTGTCATAATAATATTTATGACCTAATTCGTGAAGTAAAGGAGCGTATTCCGTTTTGTTGGCAAACATTCCTTCTTGTTTATTGATATAATCGAGTACCTTGTCAACAGTATCATACTTACTGTTAAGGTATAGTATTCCCGTTGCGTTATCATAACCGCCTATTGCATCAATGCCAAAATTATGTTTTTCAAAATCAACTACTGCAATTTGTGGCAACTCCATTCCAACAGGTAAATTATCACTAACTGTATTAAGTAATTTTTCGGTAAGTCTTACAGCTTTGTTTCTTCTTGTGTTATCCACATCTGTAATAATATCAAAACTGCTGTTTTTAACCTTTTTAACTGCAATATCTTTACCGTTAAAAGTAATACCTTTTGTATCAGCAAATTTTGGTCTAAAACTATGTGACATATAATCAACGGATTTTGCAACATTTTCAGATGAATTACTTTCTGCGTTTTTAACCTTTTCCGCCAACTTATCCGCCCTATCGTGCCACTCGTTTGCTCTTGCTTTAGCAAACTTTTTGTTATCCTCGTCAAGGCTGTATTTTGCCCTGCGGTCAAAGCGTTCGGCTTGCTTTTCTGCGTGCTGTTGCTGTACTTCAAGTCCTCTTTGGCGGTCAAGCTCTGCAAGCTCGTCATCGGTGAGAGGTCCGCTCAAATCGTCAATTTCAGGGTAGTGGGTGCTTGTGCTGTCCTTACAGCGAGGGTGGAAAAGTCCCTCCGCTATGGCGGTTGAAAGCAGCGGATAATCACCGTCCGATTTTTTGCCGTTTGAATACACATCATCAATAAACACCTTGCCTATATACTTTGCGCAATCGGGGCAGCCGCCCTGCCTTGAGTTTACCACAACAAGGGAAAGCCCGTACTTCGCTCTTTCTTCGCCCTCACCTCTTAGATAGGCTCTCTTGTTCGCCGTCTTGATTGCCATATCCGCATAGTCTGAAAGCGTGTGCCTTGCACCGTTCTTGTACTCCACACAATTCAGTCCTGCGTTTAGCATATCCTTACAAGCCATATCAACTGCTTTTTCGTAAGTGCCTGCACCTGTGTTTGCATAGACTTGTGCGTTAAAAATCGCCTTGCGGTACTTATCGTTGCTCATACGCAGGACTGCCGTTTCCGCCCTCTTTAAATCGTCCGTGGTCGATTTTACAAGTGCGTTGAGCTTACGGTCATTGACCTTAAAAAACTCGCCTGTGCTCGCTCCTGTGGGCATATGCGGTGTAAAGCCGTTCTTAATAGCCTCAAGGATTTTCACTTCCTGCTCTGCGTTGCCGTCCGCCCTTGCGGTGTGTATCATTTCTTCAACCTTGCTGTTAATGCTCTTGAACTGCTTGCCGAATTTCTTGGCGTTCGTTTTGCGGTATTCTTCAAGGCTCTTTAGTTGTTCTGCCTGCCATTGGGTCCAACAAAAGTTATTATTGTTTTCTTCAACCCTATGCTTTGAAAAGTTTCTCATCATAGATGATATTAATTCATCTTCTATATTTTTAAAAGCTTCAACGATGTCATAATCACTCATCTGTCAGTCCTGCCAAATCGTCGAATGACGAGGTTTCTTCCTCACTTGCTATGCCCTGTTCTTCTTTTATCCTCTGTACCTCTTCGGCTTTCCAATCGTCCGACTTACTGTCGCCGTACAATTCCTCGACCGAGGTTTCAACTGACATCAAACCGCCCTGTCTTGCCTTTGACACGGTTTCAACCTGACTTTCAAATGACGGATTGGCGTACTCACCAAAGTTTACGGATACCTCTATTCCGTCAACAATTCCCTTGCCGTTAAGCTCACTGTCTGCATTGAGTACAACTTCAACAAGGCTCTGCATAGCGTTCTCGGTGAGCTCAACAAGGTTCTGTCTTGTATACAGAGTTGTTTTCTCTTTTTCTCTCTGTGCCTCGGCATTATCGAGTTTTTTTGTATCAATACCGAGCGTTGACGGAGAAATAACACCCTGCAAGCAAAGGTCAAGAGCGGTTATATAAGAACTTAAATAGCTTTCATGCTGAATCTGCGGACTTTCGGTGTAAATCCTGTTGCCGTTGCCGTTTTCGCTTGTGTCTGTGTTTACCTCGATAAAACGGTTGTCAAACGGATTTGGTGACATTGGCTGACAGGTTTCGGCATTGTACGGAATAAGGCAATTAGGTATATACTGCTTTGGTCGGCAGGCTCTTAAAGCGTCCATCCACTGCGACCACGCCTCATCTAAGCTGTCAAAAGCGTCTGTCTTTGCTCCGATAATGCCCGCTCCTCTGCCCTTGTGGCACGATTTGCCGTAAATAACCGGTACTGCCCACATATACGATGTGTCAAAGGTCACACCGTTGCTGTCTATCCAATCAAGTGCCTTAACTGTGTGTAAATCGACCTCTCTGCCGTTATCATCATACAAAGCATAACGAATATAGCCGTAACCGTATGTTTCCTCAAAACGGAAATGTCGGTGATTTTGCGTGTAATCGGTATAAAACTTAACCTCTCGGATTCTGCCGCGCACATATGTAAAGTCGATGTTTTCGGCAGGATACCACTCAACAATCGGCACATCTGATACAGCCTTGTCAAAGCTGATTTTAAATGCACCGTCGCCCACAACGCAAAGGTCAAGGAGCATTTGCTTTATTACACCTGCGAGTTTGTTTTCTTTCTCTATCTCCGCCCACCGTTCGGCATAAGCTGTCGTATTTTTGCTTGTAACATCTGTGCCGTTGTAGTCGGCAATTACGATATTCACAAGAGTTTCGCAGATGAGTGCCGGCAAGCCCGTGTGTATTTTACGGATTTCAATCCCCTTTGTGCTTTTTGCCGCCCAAAACATAGTTTTGTTTGTATCAATCTGCCTGTACAGCTCCGCAAGTTGTCTGCTGTTGCCCCAATACCAAATACGATTGATAAAGCACTCGGTCAGATGATTGTTTGTTTCGTCAACGGTTATCGTTCTGTCGGGCGCTTTAGTGATATGTAAAAAATTTCTTAATCCTGTTCTGATTGTATCAGTCATTCTGTTTATCAGCCCCATTTATTTCACTTCCAATAATATTTTTAAACGGCAGCCACGCATACTGCCCACTGTTTATACAATGGTCGTGACCGTCCTCGGGTGTGTTGTCTTTATCTTCTCGCCAGCTGTAAATTTCAAACTCGGCAATCGTGTTTTTGCAATTCTCAAGAACAAAATAACAGTAAGTGGCAAGCCAACCGAGAACGAGATTGATACGGTCGATTATCTTTGTTTTCTTCCACGCATTTGCAAAATCATAAATACAGCCGTTTTGCCGCTTGTACTTCTGAAATTCGGTAATAGTCGCTTGGTCGGCGTTGTCGATGAATGCTGTTCTTGCAAAGCCCCACTCTTCTCGGTTGCGGTCAAGAAAATCAATGAAATTTCGTACCGTATCACTCGGTGCAATAGGCGTTTGCATTTCGGAATTGTTATACACTCGTTCATCAAGCTGAATACACTTGCCTTTGTTTGTAATGCCAAAAAAGGTCATTGCGATTGTGTCGGGTGATTTCTGCGAATATGCCGTATCAAGTCCTGCCGTAAACTGAATAAAATGCTCACTTTTGCGATCGGAGTTTAAAAACCGTTTTGCCCATTCTTTTGTTTTTATGTGCCTTGCCCTCTCGAAGTTTGAGAATACAAGCCCTGTTGCCCTGCCTCGCAATCCTAAGATTTTGTTTTTATAAAGCTTTGTTCCTTTTGGAGCAGAGGCTTTTTTCTTTTCAACCTGTTCGGGTGTAAGACTTAAATTATCTGCAAAAGAAAAGAACCAATACCGCCAATTCGGTACGGGTTCTTCGTTAAGCTCCGCCATAATCTCGGGCGGAACATCTTTTGCGTATTTCTTAAACGGTCTTGAACGGTTTACAAACTCCTTGTAAACAGGCAAAGACGGGTCATCGGGGTTAAGTGTTGCAAGCAAGTAATCGTTTCGGGTTGACATTTCTCGAATAAACTCAATATCGGCGGTGTTTATCTCATCAATATACACACAGCCGAACTGCGCACCGAGGACCATTTCCCATTTGTCCCGACTGCTGTAACCGAGAATATAGATTATTTTGCCCTCAAACTTGATATGCGGGAGCTTGTAATCCTTGTCGCCGTTGCCACAGTAAACTGCGTTTCGGTGCAGGTCGAGAATACCGTTATCCTGCTGAATAATCGTTTCTTCGGCTTTACCCGTTGTCTTGGCGGCAATGGCGTGTATCTTCTTTTTACTTTGCGACACCATTCGCATAAATTTAACACCGGCACCGACTGTTGTCTTTCCGGAAGCAGTAGTTAAGTACCCTCAAGAAAATCCGCACTTACATTGTTTACGCTGTTGATAAAATCTATATATTTTTGTGACAATGGGAATTTACTCAAAGGCATTTACATCACCTCCAAAAGCTCATAACCAATAGGCTTTGTTGCTCCGTGAAGATAGTTGTATATCGTCTTTTCATTTACCCCTAGCTTTTTGGCGGCTTCTGATTTAGAACCAAAAACACATTGAACTTTGCCGTTAACGATCATTTTCAGCTTCTTCTTACAACGATTTTGTGCTTTGACAATGTTGACTTTACATTCTTCTCGATAATCAGCCTTAGTTCTATATGCGTGTTCACTATTCTCTTGCGGCGTGCACCATTCAAGATTATCAACAACATTGTTTTCTTTGTTTCCGTCAATATGATTAACATATGGTTTGCCCTCAATAGGCGGAAGAAAAGCTTCTGCAACAAGTCTATGAACGTGAACAACTGTAGGTTTTTCATAGGGCACAGTACCCGTTCGTAAATTAACTCTAAGATAGCCGTTGCTTGCCTTACGCTTACTCAGAACATTACCTGAAATATTGTTGCGAACATTTCCGTAATTGCTTACCGAGTATCTTTCAAAACCCTTTAATGTAACTTTCTTGAATATTTCTTTCATAGTTGTAACCTCCAACTTATTTTGTATCTTATTCGTCAAGCCCCTCACCGCCTAACTGTCTGAACACATCAGAGAGCTTTTCGGATTGCTCAACCTTTGCGTCAACCTTGACAATGTATTCACCGGTCATTTTGTTGAGCGTGTCAATCGCACGAATGCGGTCTGACGGGTCCTGCTCGTCACTCCTTGCAATGTCAGAGAGAGCGACCTGTCTGTCTTTGGCACTCATAATGCGTTCGTCCTTGAGCTTGTCGGATAACTCTTTGATGTACTCGGCAACTCTCACATTCTCTAACAATTTGCAGGCGTTGGCATTTGCATAATTTTCCGAATATCCCGCCATAATCGCACTCTGAACGGTGTTACCGCTCTGCACATAATATTCCGCAAATTTCTTTTGTCTTGCATTTAATTTGTCTTTCACGGTATCACCGTCCTTTCGATTTTTCGATGCAGCAAAACCGCCCTCAAGTGAGAGCGGTCTGCCGTTATTTTTGAAAAAGGAGAACTACAAAATGCCTCTTGTTGTTGGTTTCTTCATTTTATATTATACTGCACCTAAACCGAAAAACCGAACAACTTTTACCAACGGTGGCGGTTGCACATAATTCTTATGTTGTCGGGGGTATTGATTCCGCCTGTATCGACTGCAATCTTCGCCCAGCTGTATCGCAAGCTAAGGTGCATAAATAAGCAGTTCTCCACAAAAACGTCACGGGAGAGGCTGTTGAGTGCTGCGTTTCGGCGGATTTCAAGGTTTTGTATCTCCCTCTGAATATCTGCAATCAGCACCACAGCATTACCTACCTTGTCAGATGTTTGACCTACACTCGGTAAATCCGACAGCTTAGGCGATGTATTGTCAGCCTCGGCAGAAATGCGTACTATCTTCGCTCTCAGCCGTGAAATTTCTCGGTTAATCTCTTTAATCTCTTTAGCCGTCAAGTTATCACCTCCAAATCGTCAAAGTAGTCTGAAACAATCTGAAATGCTATCAACATACCCTCGCTTATGTAGTCGTTCCTGTCTTTTCTGCTTTTGCAGTCGTTAAGCCTGTCCAACTTGTCCTGCTCGCTTTCTATGCGTTCAGATATTTCTGTTTTCAGTTCGTCAAGTGTCATTGTTTCGCTCCTTTTTGCTCTCCTCAATTCTTCTTTTGTGTACTATTTCTCTCTGTATCATAGCGTTATATTCTTCCTCGCCGATAAATTCCTTGAAACAGCTTTCGCAGTAATCTAAATTAAATCTGCCGCCGTATGTAGTGTATGGTCTTACGGTTAATTCAACTTTTCTGTGGTCGCCGTATTTCAATTCTTTTCCACACTTGTCGCAAAAGGTCTTAATCATCTGCTTTCTCCTCCTCTCTATCCATTCTCGCACCGCAATGTGGGCAGTAGTTTTCAAATTGATAACGGTTGTTAATGACTTGATAAACAACCTCTCTCCCGCAAGTTAAGCAGTATGCTTCCGCTTCACCTACTTTTCTGTCTTTCTTTTTTACCCACTTTGAGAGTTTAACTTTGTCAACAACTTTAAGTTTAATTTTTATACGACTGATTTTTTTAATGTGGGACAATCTAAAAACACAATTACTAACAACCTTATCCCCACAAGTGCAGAAATATCGTAACTTTGGTATTGACAAATTAGCGTCATTTTCAAAGGCTTTTTCACTTGTTTTATGTAAAATGCCCTCAATCACCGTTCCGTCAAAAAGTACGATTTCAACATATTTCCCTAAATGTCTTTCGAGTTCATATCTTGTCATAATTTTTACTCCTTTAAAAGTTCCGGATTGTCATAGATGTTGCCGATAACTTCAACATCTCTTGAATGATAGTGCCTGCCCAATCCCAAATAGGTTGAGCCATAATCAATACCAAATTCAGTTTCATCTGCGTCATACACAACAACACCATAATTATCAATGTCAGAACGGTTAGAAAAATTACAAATATCCCCCTCAAAAATTTTCGTGCCATTCTTATCGAGCATACCAGTGTATTGTCCAACTGTTTCGGGGTTGACCGCATTTCCGCCCGTTGTGCCTTGGTCATTGATAGGTGATACAATACAAACCTTTCTTTTCCCATAAGGATTACACCATAAATCACCGTAAACCCATTCACCGTTATCAATTCCTTTCCCACGGAATAAATATTCTCTCATTTACTTTCACTCTCCTCAATAGGCTGATTCCAACAGTCAACGCAGTCGCCTTCTCTACAATTTTTTATATCTGTCAAACCTAACCTCCGGAGGCATATTTTAGGTGTGCCGTTCTCATCAAGTTCAGCATTCGGATAGTTTTTCAAGAACTCACTTAAGTAAGTCTTCTGTGGGTGTTCATTACTCCACTTTTGCACAATTGCAATTACCTTTTCGGGATAGTGCGTTTCAAGACCAAAACACGGTTCACCTATGCCATTATTTGAATGGCTCAAAGGGCAATCTAAACAATCAAGTTCACATATATATTCACCAGCATTTGGTTTATGTTTTTTCGTCATCCTTTGCTTTTCCGCAAGGTAATTTTCAGTTCTTGAACAATCAATCATTTTCTTTATCCTCCATAAGTGTACTTTTGTAATTCACATAGTTAAGATGTTTTTGTATGTGCATGTTATAACGACCGCTTGCTTTTGCTTCATTTAATATGCTTTGAACATTCTTTTCGCTTCTGTCCAAATCCGTTGCAATGCGTGATATCGAATCACCTCTGTATGTATATAAACATATTAAAAATTCTGTATCGGTTGTCGGCGGTCTATTTAACCGCTCTTTTCTGTGTAGCTCTTTTCTGTGTAGCGCCGCCTCGGCTTTGGCTTTACTGACACAAGCTGAACAATATTTTGTTGTTTTTGCTCTTGCGGTAAATTTGTTACCACATATTTGACATATAGCTGAATACATTTATTTCATCTCCTCCAAATCTTCAAGTCTGCAATACAACAATGCAGAATTAGCGTTTAAATCCTTTATTTCAGCCTGATAATAAAATTGACCTGTTGTGCCTCGTCTGATGATACAGCCCGTCAGAATGTATTTTGCGCCGTTATAAAGCACCTTTCGTTCAAGGTTTCGTTTAACTTCCGAAATATTCACAGTTCCTCAATCCTTATGTAAATACCTGGTACATCTGCCCAAAACTTTTCGCATATCTCGCTTGCCACAAGTGCATCATCAGACCAAAAGCCGAGAGCGGTCATACAGTCTTTCAGCATTTTTTGCAGATTGTCCGTGTCGGGCTTTGTTATACGATATTCGCCGTCCTGATGTTTACCACGAGGGAAACACCATTTTGTTATCAGTCTGACAGCCGACCCGTACGGTTCTGACGGTTTAAACTTTGCCAAATGTGATGTGAGCTTTTCTCTTGCCTGTTTTACCTCAGGCGGATTATAAAAAACAGGTTTGCCGTTTTTTACCATAACCTTATGTTCCTGTGCGGTTACAGTCGGCGGTATCATCGCCATAAAAAAATCCATTTTTAATATTTCACTCCTTTAAAGCATTAAAGTTACTTTTGATTTTTGAATTTTGCTTTTAGTCACAGGTCAGGGGAAGGAGTTGTTGTGCGTAAGCTTCGCACAACTACTTCACCCCTGTGACCTTTAGGGAACGGACACCGTTTATATATACGTAGTATATATAGTTTTGTCTGTCCCTCGGACATTCTCGATAATTTATCGACTTTGTCCCTGTTTTTGTCCGAGAGGGACATTTTCGATTTTTTATCGACTTTGTCCGTCTTAGGGACACGGACAGGGACATAAAATTTATCGACTTTGTCTCTCGGACAGACAGACAAATTATTCGACTTTGTCCGTGTCCTTTCGCCCTACTTCGCCGCCGTCTATCCAAAAACCGCCGTGCTCTTTTATGTATCGTCTGACCGTTTTTTCTGACTTTCCCATATATTCTGCTAAGTCAGTTACATTTGCCTGACCGTTTTCTTCAGCACCGCTAAACGCTGTTTCGAGGGCATCGTTTTGTTCCTGCTTGCGTTCCGATTCACTCTTTTTCTTGCTGAAATTCTTTTTGTAGGGCGAGCCTTTGATGTTAAAATCGCCCTCAAAATTGCAGTCTTTCAACACACCTGTTGTATCAGCTCTGTGTATAGGATAATCAAACCACAAATTCAGAGCATCAAATTTTGGAAATTCTCTTAGTGTGCCCTCTATTCGCCACGCTGTGCGGCCCTGTACAGCTTTATTTGACTTAGCTATATCATTAAGCATTAGCATGTAAGACTGCTTAGGAAGAGCATTTTCGGCTATATCAAGCATTTTAGAAGCAGTAACTAAATCATCTTGAGAACATAACTCATCAATGTTTTTATTAAATCTGCTTATCCAGTTTTTGCATATCGCACAGGTTGCTTCGTCTTGCTGTTGCTTGATTAGATTATCGCCGATTTCAAGCTGTGTAAGGTCAAGAAGTGCATCAGGGTCACGAGCAAAAACCCCCGAACCCGAAACTCTATCCATTGACTTTTTACCGCCTTGAGAACCTTTTGAGTGGTGATGGCAATAGATTACCGCACATCCGATTTCTGTACATACCTTGTCAAACTGGTTGCAGAAGTGTGCCATTTGGTCAGCACTGTTCTCGTCACCGGTAATTACTTTGTATATTGGGTCTATCACAACCGCTATAAAATTGCCTTTCAGCGCTCTGCGAATGAGCATAGGCGCTAACTTGTCCATAGGCACGGACTTACCACGCAAGTTCCAAATATCAATTCTGTTGAGATTTTTCGGTTCAAGTCCCAGTGCTTCATATACATCCTTGAATCTGTGAAAACAGGAAGCACGGTCAAGTTCAAGATTTACATACAAGATATTTCCTTGCGTGCATTGAAAGCCAAACCATTTCGTGCCCTCTGCTATTGCTACACACAATTCGATAAGTCCAAAAGATTTGCCGGCCTTTGAAGGACCACCAAGCAACATTTTATGTCCTTGTCGTAAAATACCGTCAATAAGAGGCGGAGCAAGTTCGGGAGGATTTTGAAAAAAGTCTGCGAGGTTTTCGAGGTCAGGCAAATCGTCGTTGATACTCTCCACCCAGTCTTTCCACTCGGAAAAATCGGATTTACCAATGTTTGTGTCAATGATAAACTGCTTTTTGCCATTGCGGATAACACCGGGCATACGGCTCAACCTTGACGGATTGCGGTTCTGTTTATCGATTTCAAAGCCGTTTTTGTTGCATACATTGTAAAGATAATCAACCCTTTTACGATACTCGTCATAGTTTGCGGCATCAATCTTAACAATAGCGTGGACTGATTTTCCGCCCGAATAAACAAGCACCGCAACAGGCAGCTCAAGCTCTCTGATGATTGCATTTTGTTCTTCAAGAGCCATACAGTCAGATTCCACCAGAGCGTAACGATAATCGGTTACATTCTCGTTTTTAACGCCCTTGCCGTCCAATGGGTTGAACCTTATCCACGCACCTGCCTCGGGTTTGTAATCGCCGAATACATTTGAAATATCACCGTTGCAATTATTAAGTGCGGCAATAAGCTCACCTGCTGTACGGTCACAACTGCCTTGTGTTGGCGAATATTTAACCTTGCCGTTGTCATTTTTTTTATAAGTTTCAGTAACATAGCCTACATTTTCGGAGCTGTCAAAGAGGGTTTCTAGGTAGGTTACAATTTCATTCACAGGATTCCAGTTTGCAGGCTCGTGAAACTTTACACCCTCACAGGCTGTTACTCCGATATTGCCCTGTTCAAAAGCAATTTCATCATCCCAACCAAGCTCTTTCGATTCCCGAAAAGTCATCCCTCTGTCCTTAGCCATTTGGATTATTGTGCCGGCTGTAACCGGTGAGGCAGAGCCGTTGAAACTCTGCCATTTCTTTTCACACTCTCCGTTGTGATAGCGGTTGTCTGCTCTGCTCCAATCGTCCCAGTCTTTTACGCTGTACCCCTCTTGTTTGAGTGCCATTCCGACATTTACCCATTCTTGGTAGTCAAGCTCTGACGGACGGATGTATTCAAGTGCATTAAGTAAGTCCAACCGTATTCACCTCGCTTTGCGGTACATATGTTTTCGGGTTAATGTTTTTCGGAGTTCTCCAACCGTTTGCAGCAATCCTTGAAATCAAAGCTGACGCTTCGTCAAACTGCCACTTGCCTACATGCTGAAAACCTCTGCTTTCGAGCATACGGATTTGTTTAGGTGTGGTTAAGCCCTCAATTCTTCGCTTTTCGAGCCTGTCAAGAATAAGTTTTGCTTTGCCGGCGCTCTGAATTTCATCAGGGAATATTCCGAGCTTTTCAAGTTTTGCTTTCTGTTTTTCTGTTGGCGGAGAACACTCCCAGCCGAATGCAGGAACATATCCTGCAAGGTCCTGCGCCTGAATCGACATTTCGTACTGCAGCGGATCTACAAGTTTGCGTTTGCGTGTTCGCATTTCCGCAAGCTGATTTGCAAGCGCCTCTTCACGCTGAGCAACAACATCTTCACTTGCTTTTTTCTCCGCTTCTTCAATGTCAATCGGACAGCCTGCCTGTTCTGATAAGTTTTCGGTCATCTTTTGTGCGACTTCTTCGTTGTCGCAAATGAGATGTGCAGGTCTGCAAAGTTCGTGTCGCTCTGTATGCCATAAAAAGTCGAGCAGCAAAAGCTCCGTCTTGTTTGGAGCAAGTCTTGTACCTCTGCCGACCATTTGGCAGTAAAGCCCACGCACCTTTGTAGGTCTTAACACAACAACGCAGTCAACGCTTGGGCAGTCCCAACCCTCGGTTAAAAGCATTGAGTTACACAAGACATTGTATTTATCGTTTTCAAAGTCCTGCAATATTTCTGCTCTGTCCTCGCTGTTACCGTTTACCTCTGCCGCTTTAAAGCCTTTTTCGTTCAAAATATCTCTAAATTTCTGCGATGTTTTTACAAGTGGTAAAAACACAACAGTTTTACGGTTCTTACAGTATTTTTTCATTTCTTCGGCAATCTGATAAAGATACGGATCAAGTGCCGTGTCAATATCACTTGCTTTAAAATCTCCTGCCTGTGTGGCAACTCCCGAAAGGTCAAGTGTAAGCGGTATTGTTACAGCTTTAATCGGTGACAGATACCCCTCTTTGATAGCCTTAGGAAGTGTGTATTCATACGCAAGCGAATCAAATACTGTTCCTAAATTTTTCATATCTCCTCGGTCGGGTGTTGCGGTAACACCCAACACTTTCGCATTGTCAAAATGCTCAAGCACACGCTGATAGCTGTCGCTGATTGAGTGATGTGCTTCATCAATAATGATTGTGTTAAAATAATCGCTGTCAAAGTTTGACAGCCTTTTCTCACGCATAAGCGTCTGTACAGAGCCTACAACAACCCTGTTCCACGAACCTATGCAACTTTGCTCGGCTTTTTCAACCGACGAATTAAGTCCTGTTGCTTTTTTGATTTTGTCCGCTGCTTGGTCGAGCAATTCTCCACGGTGGGCAAGTATCAGCACCCTGTCACCTCGACGGACACATTCTTCAGTGATTTTTGCAAAAACTATTGTCTTGCCGCAGCCTGTAGGCAAGACAAGTAATGTTTTTAAATTGCCGCTTTCCCACTCGGAGAAAACGGCATTCTTCGCTTCATTCTGGTACGATCGTAACTGCATTAAAAGCTACCCGGTGTCCAGTTATTCGGCGTCGCAGTATTTGGCATTGCAGGCTGTGTGTTATACTGTGGCGGATATGTAGGCTGTACATACTGCTGAGGTGCAGACTGTGCTACAACAGGCGATACGGTTGTCACTTGCTCATCATAAGCGTAGAAATACTCAATATCGTTTGTTACGCCCTCTGTGCCGTTATTCTTGACATATTTGCGGATGATAACCTGACATTTACCTTTCTTGCCGATAATGCCTGTCCAGTCCATGCGGAGCGGTTCGCCGTGCTTTTTCATTGCCACGGATAAAAAGAGTTGTGACAGCTTCCATTCAAGCCGGGAGTGCAGTACGAAATTAACTGTAATTTCTCTCTTATCATCTGCTCCCCATACAGCAAAAGTCACTTTTGCCATATTACAGGCTGGGAGCTTGCCTGTACCCTGTGAGCGAGCACGCTCAACCTTTGCTACTGTAAAATCATAATTACCCTCGGGGAGCGGTTCATAATTTTCGCTCTCTTCGGTTATTTCATCATTCCAACCAAATTCTCTATCCATTATTCATCTTCCTTTCTTATTCAAATGGTAAATCTCTGTTGTTGCTTACTACCTGAAAGACTTTATCCCAAGCGCCTACTAAGCAGCCTTGAACAAAGCGTGGGTCATAATTTTTAATCGGTGTTTCATAAGGATAATGCCCTTGTGTAAATACTGCCTGTCTGATTTCGCTTTCGTCAACTCCGTTTGCTCTCATAAGATCGGCAAGAGCTTTTGGAATATCGTCAGGAATATTAGGCTCGTATAACGTTTTAGGCTGTGCAACCGGTTCAGTTACAGGTGGCTCAGGCTGAATTGGTATAGGTGCCGGCACAGTCGAAGCATTCGGTTCAGGTTGAGTAGGCGTAACTGGTGAAGTGTGGTTTGAAACTGTATTATTATTAAAAATATGTGAAATACCTGAATAATCAAACTCCATTTCCTCCGGCAGTCCGTGACGATTTTTAGCGTCCCAACAAGGGTGATGAAGTGTGTACATCACTCTGCCACCACCTTGAGCTTTATATTTTTTTCCGTCTTTATCCGATGCGACCGCGATAGTTTTGTAATTAGCGAAAAGCACCATATCCGCCCATTCTTTTACAAGCGGAGAAATCTGTGAAGCGGTCTTTTTGCCGAGTTTAAGCTCCCAGCGGTCATATTCGCCGATTTCATCAGGCTGTGAAAACTTGCGGAGCTGTGCGTGTGCGGTAAGCACCACATTAATTCCTCTGTCAATCAAATCTTCAAGGCTGTTCAGGAATCTGCCGAACTCCTCTTTTTCATAAACATAGCCGTTTCCGTAACCGAAATCTTCAATACCTTTTTTGCCGTACTTTGAGCAAATATCGTCAATGCAAAGCTGTTCCGCCCAGTCAATTGTATCAATAACAACTGTTTTGCATACAGTCGGATTGCTTTTGATATATTCAAGCTGACTTTTGAGCATAGTCCACGATGTAGGCTTATCCATTCTTGCAACATCAAGGTTTTTTGTACTGCCCTCTGTGTCAATAAACAGAGGGTTCGGAAACTGCGAAGCAAAAGTTGATTTGCCGATACCCTCGGGACCGTAAATTACAACCTTTTGAGCCGACTTGATTTTACCTCTTGTGATGTTCATTATCTTACCCCCTGTACATCTGAAAAGTTGATTTTATTGCCGTCAACATCAATGACAACATAGTCGATTGCGTAGTTGAGCAGTTCGTTTGTAAGGTCCTGTATTGACTTGCCTGTCATGCCTGCAATCAAAACAATTCTTGAATAATTTTCGGGCATAATCTTGACCTTGGTATAACCGCAGGCAAGCTCTCTGTGCGGATTGCATTTGATTACACATTCATTTGTATTTGTTTTAGCTGTAGTTTTTGTAGCCATAATTAAAATTCTCCTTCTGTCCAAGTAGGTGTTGCTTCAGGTGCGTCTGTTCCGGACTTAATATATCCGTCCTCAATGATAATTGAGCATTCATCACCGCTCGATACTCTTGTAGCAATAGCCTGCAAGCCCTCTGATTCGAGCCATTTTGCAAAATCATTGAGAGTATCAGTATCCATCTGCTCAAGCTTATCAAGCAGTACAAAACCGCAATTAGGATTAAGTTTGCGAACAATAGCAGTAGCAACCTTAAGCTGTTCCGAACCGCTCATGCTGTCCCATTTAAAGCCGTTGTATGTAAGTTCACCATTTTCAACTGACAAGCCGTCAAGGGGCAAGTTTGCGTTATTGAGTAAGTCGTATTTCGTCTTGCGGATTTCTTCAAGCTGTGCCGTCATATCAGCATACTTGCCGTAATATTTCTTTGCGTTCTCATCAGCTTTCTCCTTATCGAGGTTTGCTCTAACTTTGCGGTTGATTTCGTCAATTTCGGTGATGTTTCGTTCAAGCTCTGCCGTGCTTTCATCGTGTAATTCTGCAACAGTCTTATTGGCTCTTTCAAGTTCAGCAAGAACACTTGTCAGTTCTGAATTTAAGCTATTTATTTTCTCCTGCAACTCGTTAGCGTGATTAGCGAGGTTTTCTCTTTCTCCTCTAAGTCTTGCGTTTTCGCCATTCTGAGCAAGTATTGTCTGTTGCTGTCTGATAAGCTCAGAAGCCGATACAGGCTCGTTTGGCACGTCTTCGTATTCAGGCATTTCGGCGGCAAATTTCTTCTTCTGGTCTGCAATCTGTCCGATCGCACGACGCTCATTGTAGATGCTTGTTTCCTGCTTTTCAAGTTCGTAGACCTTGTTTCCCACGCCGATGACCTGCAAGAGCGTGTCGGCTTTTTCTTTTCCTGTCGCATTCATGAATTTAGGCAAATCAAGAGCAAAGTTGCTGACAAATGCGTCAAGCAAAGCCTGTCCGCCTTTGTTGCCTAAGGTATCAATTACTTTAAGACTGCTGTTCTTACCGCTGCGCTCCACAACAATGCCGTTTGAGAGCTTGATTTTTAGATGTGGCGGAATAGTTGAGCCCTCACGGTACGGAGCAGACGGAGCGAAACGATTACCGCCGAGAGCCCAAGCAATGGCATCAAGAACAGATGTCTTGCCTTGTCCGTTTTTACCGCCCAACACGGTAAGTCCGTTTTCGGTCGGTTCATAAGCAACCGCCTTTACTCTCTTAACATTTTCAATTTCAAAAGCTGATATTTTTACTGACATTCTTTTTTCTCCTTTATATCTTGATTTTTTATAAAATTAAGGATATAATAATGTTGATTGATTTCATATTATATTCTTAAACCGTTGAAAGCATTGCCGTGCTGTCAGCGGTTTTCTTCTTTTGCACTTAAAATGTAGTTAATCTTAGACTTGCAAGTCTTGATGTTTTCGGCTGTGGGATTTTCAAGCAAATCCTTCATATCTTCGAGAATATAAGAAATAGTGTCGATAAAATCAGGATTGAATCCTGTATTCTCGTAGTCGTAAAGTTTGCGAATACAGCTGTAAAACTCATTCGGCACATCTTTACAATCGTGCATTTTGCCGTAGATGTCCTTAACCTTGATTTCGCTGTCTTGATTTAAAGTTAATCTTTTCATCAGCTACATTCCTTGCTTATAAAATCTGTAGCACGATACAATGTCACGCAATCGCCGTCAAGGTCATCGTCGTAATACTGTGCTATCTCATCGCTCATTGCTTTAATAATCACAGCGTAGTAATCTTCTTCCCATTCTTTCGCCGCTTCAATTATTTCATCAAGCGTAAACTTGCCTTTAGCTTTTCGAAGTTTCAGACACCAGCGCCCCGAAGCATCGTATCCGCTTTCGATTGTTGTCCCTTTTTTCATCTGCTACACTTCCTCTCCGAAAACATCATATGCATACATACTGTTAATGCGCTGTCTGAGCTTGATGTTCTCCTTGCGGTAGCCGTTGATTGTGTCCTCTTTAATGCCGAGGTCAAGCCTTGGTTCTCAAGCTCAATCTGCAAGTGCTTAACCAAGCTATGTAAGTGCTTGTTCTCGTCCTTAAGACTGCGTTTTGTTTTAATGTGTCTGAGTGCCATTGTAATTCTTCTCCTTTAATCAACTCAAAATACTTGCAAGGACTGCCTTGCTGATTCCGCCGAGCTTCTTGTTATAGTCTTTTTGAAAGTGTCTCTTAACAGTAACGCAACTTTTTCCGAGATACTTTGCGATGTCCCGGTACTGCAAAACTTCCTTATCCGGAAACGCAACGTCTAACCTGTCGAGGTTGTCTCGAAATAACGGCTTTTCTCTTGCCATGTCATTCCCTCCTGCTCTCCTCTGTAATTTTGTCTGATACGATTTCAACCTTTTCCACATTGGCAACGCTGAGTGCCAGCTTGAGCAGTACAACCCCGCCGACAGAGCGTGTTATCTGATTAACATACGGGATTTCAGTACCGTCAATCTCGAGTAGGAATTTATCCTTGGTGTCAATGAGTTTTAAACTTGCCATTTTGTTTCCTCCTTAAAATTAAACTCGATAGTGAGTTGTTATTGAGTTCCAATAGTAATCTGTACGCCTAACGCCTTAAACAACTTATCAGCGTTTTCAAGTGAAATGCTTTTTTCTCCTTTCTCCCAGTATTGGATAGCTCTTTTTGTAAAGCCTGCTTTTTTAGCGAGTTCGCTTTGCGAAATTCCTCTTCGTTTTCTGTTTTCTCTCAAAATTATACTAAATTCTTTAATGTGCATTGATTTCACAACCTTTTTATGTTATACTATATTTAGTGGTGAACCCCAATTCACTAACCATATACAGAAAGCGAGGTGAAATTAAGTGCGAAAAGACAATATTGATAAGTTAGCGGCAGAATATGCCAAAGAAATCGTTGTCGCAAAGGCACAACAAATGGATTTAAGAGTAAACGCTGACGGTGGCAGAAATGTTGCCGCCTTTTACAGTGAAATTTTCAAAGGCATTAGCGAAACTCTTAATGATTCCAAC